GTCGATTGTATTGCAATGGCCATCCAGTCTTTGCTTGATAGTTTAGCAACTCTGCATCGAATTCTAGCTGTTACGCTAACTAATTGTGCGCCGATCGCTGAGTTGTCCGGACCTGCTACTAAGTAAAGGGAATCATTGACAACCATAAATGCTTCAGATAGTGCAGTAGGCCCAAAGTTATCCGGGTAGATATCGCTAACGTGAGATGCAATGTTGTTGGTTTGGTCAATGCTTAATGCACCTGATGCAACCAATGATTGATTGTCTGCTCTAACCAATGCGGTCCCTGGGTTTAGATCAGTTAGTTGAGTTGAAATAGTACCATTGCCTGCTAACATGTTTGCTGGGTCTGAACTGTTATCAGCACCTACTTGGTACACAAAGTCAACTGCTTCAATAGCAATTGCTTGTGAGGTGGCCACGTTTACGTAAGCACCCAAATCTATTACTCCTTGAACTCTACTGCCGCTTGCTGCGCCTGCTGGTAAAGTTACTGTCTCTGTCAAATAAAAACTGCCTGTTTTTGCTGTCGCCATAGCATCAATCTACTTGCCGACACCCTATAAACTCATTTAATCTTCTTAATATCACACGAACCACCCGTCCCCGACCACCACCCCTTGCTAACTAGCCACTGAACTTTAACTTAACTCAACTTTTTTCCGCTGTATATATATACAAAAACCAAATGCGTAACATCATGGAGATATGCAAATTGTGCGATTGGTGTGAACGTGAACTAACGATACAACTAACTGGAGCCTTAGTAATGACAGAAATACCACCATTAGACGAGGGAATTGATATGGAAAGGTTCCAATTCTGTGGTTACAAGTGCTTGCAAAGGTGGTTGGATCTATGAAGCGACATAAGATGGTCAATTTATGTCCAACTACGTATGAGATAGCGTCTAAGATGAAGAATTTTAGTAAGTACGTACGTGAGCAGTTACTAAAACAAGATGAACGTAATACATTCCAAATTAAGTATCATATATTCTGTCCCGATCACCCTGACTTTTACCACGAAGTGGATAAGGTTCCGGTGTTTATGCCACATTGTATAACGTGCAACAAAGAGATGGTAGGAAAGTGGGTGAATGTATGATTGTTACGTGCGCTTGCTGTGGGTTCGATGGTCACGTCTATGACTATGAAGCTTGGAACAAAGGCTTGAACAGTTATCCTACGTTATGGATATGCGACGTATGTGCAGCAGAGCTTAGATAATTCTACTAGACCCGATCGCGCTACGTTCGTAAAGTGCTATCTCTGGAGTATAATCTAACGCGACAGTGCTAGGCATACCTGCGGCAACGTTAGCAGCCGTTTGTTTACCTGCGTAAGTCCCAACAATAGCACCTGCTTGAGCACCTCCAGAGATCCGATAGACAACCGGACCAAGTCCAGGAGACAATTTGTTTGCTTCTCTAGCTAGTCTAGTGATTGATTTGTCAACTAATGCTTCACGTGCTAGCCACTCAAGTGCCTCAAGCAACATGCTTACACCTGATTAGCAAGTTCGTATGATCTCTTAAGCCTCATCATATATTCCAAATCAGCTTCTTTGTCAATCATACAGTTTAGAATAACTCTTTTTGCTGGTATTCCAACTGAATCCAATCCTCTTTCATTAGTTCTAGTGTAAGACCTAGACAAATATATGACTCTGTAACAATAAATATTCTCTGATGCTGTAGGTTCTAATGATGAAAAGTCTTGTGTTTGAACCATGCGACAATAAGCTGTTCCTGCTTGTGTAAAAACGTCTGAACCAAACGTACTATCAATACCCCACCAAATATTAGTACCATGGATTACTTGTGTTCTATTAAAATTACCAGTTTTACCAATTTGAAAAGAACTAGGAGTAAACCCAGGGGCAGTTAATATTGCCTGAGCCAAATTATCGTCTGTCATTGGAACCGTTGTTAGAATAGTTGCTTCCAAAAACAATGCATCTAATGCTTGTAATGGGTTGGTTGAATCATCAACTTGCCAACTAACAGAAGTAACAGAACTAGTTTGTTCGAATGAGTTTCTAAAATATACTGTCAAATCTTCCATTGTATAACCAGACAAGTCTAATTTATGTTCAGTTACCCAATATTTATTTCCATATCCTGTTAAAGGTCGATAATCTGTTGGATCACTCAATTTGTAACTTCCGTCTGCTAATATATCATCATCTTCTAATAATAGTGGTCCAAATTCAACGTTTAGGATTCTGTCCATTACTTCTTCCCTCCTTTCTTTGGTTTACGTTTAGGTTTAGGTGCTTCTGGAGGTAATAATGCAGAACGTACGCCACGTAAATGCTTCATTTCTTACGCCCCCTCTTGAAAGCCTTAGACATAGCTGCTAAATCTAGTCTTCCTTTTTTGGGTCCTCGCTTGAACTTGATGTGGTTAGCTCCGTTTTTAACGTAACGTTGCCATTCTGATAGTTTACGTTTAGTTTTCTTAGCGACTTTTTTAGTTTCTTTAACGGTCTCAGTAGCAGTAGCAACAGTGCGCTCAGCCCTGCCAAGTAATGCTCGAAGTTCATCGAGAGACCCCTCTATCTTTACCATAGGAACAACTCCTATGATTAGTTGTCACTTGCAGTCGATTGTATTGCAATGGCCATCCAGTCTTTGCTTGATAGTTTAGCAACTCTGCATCGAATTCTAGCTGTTACGCTAACTAATTGTGCGCCGATCGCTGAGTTGTCCGGACCTGCTACTAAG